TCAACCATTCGAGCATACGGGTCTCTTAATTCAGAAATCCGTTTAAGCTCTGCCGGTTGTCGCTTACTAGCTGCATAAATGAACGCGGAAGGGTCAGCCATACCACGCAACGCAAGTGTCATCGCATCATCAATCGGTTGATTACCGACAACCTCACGAAAATCACCGAAACGCTCCATTCCATTAACAAATTTCTGATGGAATTCACGTTGTGCTGATTCTTCTTGGGTTTGACGTACACGTTGCTGTTGTTCAGAGTGCATATTGGTAACAGTTGCCTTCACAAACTCAGATAATTGTTGTTCCCATGACACCTCACCCTCTGGATCGTATTTAAAATCCTTAACGGCTTGCTGAACTTCTTTACTCGCGCCTTGATTAGCTAATTGTTGGCGTAGAGTCTGCAATTCACGGTCACGTTGCTCGATTTCACGTTGAAATTGCTTTTCTTTCCGGTCAAGACGATCTTTCATGCCCTTGGACATGCGTTCCTTCTTGTTGCCGTACTCGTCCTCTTCGTCCATGTCCTCATCTTGCGATTCGGATTTCTTTTGAGATTTCTCATCCCCTTCGTCATCTTCTTGCGATTCTGGCTCATCACCTTCATCATCATCAGAAACGGGGTCAGATTCATACTCCACCTCAACGTTATCATCGTTAGGCTCTTTTTCTGCTTCCTCAATCTTAGCTTTTTCGATCTTATCCTTATGCTCTGGTGTTGCTGGTTGCTGAGAATTACCTACGCCCATTAACAAATCATCAATGCTACTTATGTTACTCATGTTTTCCCTCTCTACGTTGGTTTATTGAACTTTGTGAGTCAAAATCTTGACTAAATTGTCAGCGTGCGCGATGTCTTTATCAGACTCGGTACGATGAGTTTCAGCCATAAAACGCAACTTACTTTCCTCAATGCGTCCTGCCAGTTCGAGTTTGGCTATTTCAAGCTTCATTTGCTCTTGCTCAATCTCTGCTTGAGTTTCTTTCGCTTTTAATGCCAATTCTTGCTGTTTGAGTTGGATTTGTGCTTGTTGGAACGCCACTTGTGCTTGCAATTGCTGTTGCTCAGGTGTCGGACCCTGTTGCTTCGGCATCTCACCCGTCTTGCCAGCCTCAATAATCTGAGGAGACACACGAGTTTTGAGTCGATTCTTGATTTCAATTGTGTTGGGTAAGGGTAAGTTTTCAGCAAATAAGTCAGCAATAAGCGCCCATGATTCAGGGTCAGCCTTCAAGACTTCACGTAATGACTGCAATGCAACTTCTTTTTGACCTTCGTATGATGGTCCGGGTTTCAGCCTTACTTGATAGGTTCCTTTACGGATATCATTTTCGATCTGTTCCCCGTATTCATCCATTTGACGATTGATGGTGATATTCTTCATTCCTTTGTCAGGTAACATGAGCGACAAAACGCGCTCTGTGTCATACACACGTGGGATCATTTCGTTAACGATTTCTCCACCAGTGGCAATGGCACGATTGATTGAATTAAAAAACACAAACGTAGCGTAGCTTCCCTGTCTTGTTCGAGCATCGATTGCAGCCCCAGACGCTTCGTCACCTGCTTGACCCATTCTTGCAGGATACAACCCTGTTGAGGTGTACAAGTCTTGGATTGCAAGTTCGTATTGTTGAAACAATGATTGCGACAATTCAGGTGGTCTAATTTGTTCTGGCTTGTTTCCGTTGGGCGATTCGTCATAGGCAAGCAATCCTTGAATAGAGGTTGGATCCTCCCAATTTCTTTGGGTATCCATACTAGAAACGTTCTTCTTAGAACCTATCCATTGATCGTATCGGCTGACTTTTAGGATGTAGGCTGATTGAGTTCGTAAATAGTTAATGTAGCGTTGAGTATCACGACAGTCACCAAAGAACGATCGGGTAATTTGCTTTCCACTTTTATCGTAGTAGGAGTTGTTATCAACGAATACGAGCGGCAATTGTTCGCTTGGAAATTCTGTTTTGTCGAGTTCATATTCACCCGCTATGCGGTAATGTACAATCTTATGTTTCTTAGAGGGTCGCTTCTCTTCAATGCGAACCATTTCGCCCTCATCCCATAAAACCATTGTATCGATGGTTTCTTTTTCCTCTGACGGTTGGTAGGACTTTTGCGGGGTTGTATCAACACCATCATCACGTGGCAATATATCGTGATCACCTTCGATGCCAAATCCTTTTGGATTATAAGATTGCTTCTCTGGTTGTCCGGGTTGACCCTGACCCATTTGGGATAATTGCGCAGCCAAAGCCGACTGGTCACCACCTTGCATTGGTGGTTGTCCTTCTTGCCCGGGCATTCCACCCATTCCCATTTGCATTGCCTGCATTTGGGCATCCATTTCAGCATTACGAGCATTAATCTCTTTAGACTTCTCAACGAGTTTGTCCATTTCCTCTTGGTTTAAAACATTCCCGTTTGACAGCTTGTACAGTGTATCTTTTTCATACTTGCGTACATAATGATCAATAATAGTGATTGACTCATCATCAGCCCATGAAAACGGACTTCCTGAGCCATCAGGTTGCACAGCAAGGGCGATTTCTTCCTCAGATTGCGTCACACCACTTGTTTGCAAAATGTTCTGTTCGACATCTTTACCGTACACTTGTCTAAATTTAACGCGAGTCATGCGCGATAAATAACCACACAATGTACCGTCAGTCTTATTGATTGATTCAGCACCTAAGTCCCAATAGCAACGGGTGGCATCTTTGAAATACCAATACTGAATCTCTTGATCGAATGATTTTGAGTGACCGTAATCGGTGCCAACACAAAAAGCACTATAGCCCCCAATTGCTGCTTGTTGGCCACTTACTTGATAGGCAATCGTTGCAGGCGTTGAGAACATAATGTCTTTGGTAATGATTTCACGAAGAGAGGCGACTTTCTCATCACAATTGGTCATTGGGACAACTTGAAGCTGAGGGGTATTTTGTTGCTGCTCACCAATAAGTGAGTTTGCCATTGTGCCGAGTTTGTTTGATGTCAAGGGCACCTTTCGGTACGTCTTGATCATGTCATCCTCTTCGTCATCCGTCCATTGGTCACCCAGGACGAATGTGTGCATCATGTGGTAAAGATCAATGTTTTGTTTGAAAGCTTCGTAAAACTTTTCATAAGCAACGCGTGCTTCACGAGCGATTTTCTCATTTAGTCTGGCCATAACGAATCCTTGTATTTGTCAACTATTCCTTAGTTGATTGACAACTTTTGAGACTTAAATTGTCAACCTCAAATCAGCATTCCTGCATGTCTATCGGGCAACCTTTTAGCCTTGTAACTGCCCTCTGATACAAACTCACCTCCATAAAACGTTAACGTCAACGCAACTGCCGTGTCCGGTGACAAGCAACCGCGCTTCTTCAAATCCTCTGTACTTTCAATCTGTAATTTATCACTGGTATCGTATTTATACCCTAACACTGTTAAATCTGTTTGTAATTCATCGCTATCAGGAATTTGCACGGGCATTTCCTGTATTAGCCATTCACGGGTTCGATCCCATAATTCAGCACGACAATTCTTGTATTTGTTTTTGTCCTCGGCACGCGTTGCCACATTCACCCCAACAACAATACTGTCATAGCCTAATTCATGCAGTCGATCAACGGTACCGGCTCCAATTCCAATGCAATCGATAAATACCTTTTTGGGCTTCTCAGCCTCAATGATTCGCTTAATGATCCCGGCCAAATCCATCGTATCAATGTTGTAGTGCGTTTCAAGTTTATATGCTTTGCGACCACGACGACGAATGATTGCCGTGCGGTCGTCACCCTTTCTAGCAGGGTCAACACCAATCACTAACGCTGATTCACTCTCAACAACATTAGTTCTTGCTTTCTGCACAAAGTCAACTTGAATGAATGTATCGGTGATGGATGATAGGAATGCTTCGTCATCGGTGAATGGATATTCTTGTCGAAACTTTCTACATTTCTGCTCGTAATCGCCTTTAAAATCCTCAAGCTTAATCCGTCGCCAGTTCAAATGACCGGGACGCAAGCCATTTGTAGCAAACTTTTCTAACCATTCGCGTTCCTCATCGTTTGGTTTAAACAATGGATCATCGATGCAATATTCATCCTGCCAATACCAAGGCACAAAGATAGCTTGATATCTTGTTTTCCCATTCTTGGCTTCCATCCAATCGGAATAGAAATCATTTGATTGACCGTTTGCGGTTGACTCTTTGATGATTTCCGTGTCGGCCATCTCTGCAACCGTTTGCAGCAATCCAAGGCTGATGCTCGATGCGTCTTTGTAAAATCCATACTCGGACAAATGTAAATATTGGTTAGTCATGGATCGC